ACACTTAACAGGAGCAGCCCCTATTTATAACCCTGCTCTTAATTATCAAACATTAAGAACTCAACTATACTCTGATTATGAGGCTATGGATACAGATTCTATTATTGCCTCTACATTAGATATTATTTGTGATGAATGTACTTTAAAGAACGATATGGGAGAAGTACTTCAAATTCGTTCTAGTGATGATGATATTCAAAAAATTCTCTACAATTTATTCTATGATGTATTAAATATTGAATTTAACTTATGGGCATGGATTCGCCAAATGTGTAAGTATGGTGATTTTTTCTTAAAGCTAGAAATTGCTGAAAAATTTGGTGTATACAATATTATTCCCTATACCGCATATAATATTAGCCGAGAAGAAGGATACGATGTTAAAAACCCGGCATCAGTAAGATTTAAATTTGACCCCGATGGATTATCAGGCGGTGGCTCTACTGCTTCAGGATATGCATATACAAACAGGATAGATAATGCTATCTATTTTGATAACTATGAAATAGCTCACTTCCGTTTATTAACAGATGTTAACTATTTACCTTATGGTCGTTCATATATTGAACCTGCGCGTAAATCGTATAAACAGATGGTATTAATGGAGGACGCGATGCTTGTACATCGTATTGTTAGAGCGCCTGAAAAGCGCGTTTTCTACATGAATGTTGGTAATATTCCACCAAATGAGATAGATGCATTTATGGAAAAAACAGTTTCTAAAATGAAACGTACTCCATACATTGATCCTCAAACAGGCCAATACAACTTAAAATTCAACATGCAAAACATGATGGAGGATTTTTATATTCCTGTTCGTGGTAATGATGCAACAACCAAAATTGAAACTACAAAAGGATTAGAATACGATGGTATTCAAGATGTTACATATTTAAGAGATAAAATGATTGCTGCTCTTAAAGTACCTAAAGCATTCTTTGGATATGAAAAAGATTTAACAGGTAAAGCAACATTAGCGGCTGAAGATATTCGTTTTGCTCGTACAATTGAACGTATTCAAAAGATTATTTTATCTGAATTATATAAAATTGCTTTAGTACATTTATATTCTCAAGGATACAATAATGAAGGGTTAACTAATTTTGAATTAGGATTAACTACACCTTCTATTATTTATGATCAAGAAAGAATTAACTTACTTAAAGAGAAAGTAGAATTAGCTCGTAACATTATTGATACTAAACTTTTACCTACAGACTGGATTTATGATAATATTTTCCACTTTAGTGAAGATGAATATGATAGCTATAGAGATTTAATGCGCGAAGATATGAAACGCACATTCCGTTTAACTCAGCTTGAAAGTGAAGGTAACGATCCTATTGAAACTGGTAAATCATATGGTACACCACACGACTTAGCTGCTTTATATGGTACGGGTCGTTATGAAGCATCTAAAAATGTTCCTGGTGGATATAATGAGGATGAGCCATTATTAGGACGCCCTAAAGAAAAAGTATCAGATATTAATACTCAAAATAATGCTTTGGGTAGGGATAGATTAGGAGTTAAAGCTACAAAGGTAGATGACCAGGAAAACTATAGTCCTACCCGACCACAGGTATCATATGAGGCTAAAACAGCATTATTAAAAAATAAATCATTATTTGAAAGTTTAAATAAAAAATTATCATTTGATGATGAACAAAGAGCTGCCTCTTTATTAGATGAATCTAAAATTAAGGAATAATTTTTTTAATCATATTTATAATAAATGACTAAGCTTAAGCATAGCAAATATAAAAATTCTGGGTTAATTTTTGAATTGCTTATTAGACAGGTAACCGCAGATACTATTTCGGGAAAACAATCACCCGCGCTTGATATTATTAAAAAGTATTTTCTTAAAAGTGAATTAAGTAAAGAATATAAATTATACGAATCATTGTTAAAAAAATTACCTTTAACTGAATCAACTGCTAATATTGTTATTAATACTATTTTAGAAACTTCTAAAAAATTAAATCGAGGTAATCTACGTAGAGAAAAATATAACTTAATTAAAGAAATTCGTGATAATTATAATTTAGATGAATTTTTTAAAATTAAATTACCTAACTATAAGGCATATGCTGCTTTATATTCATTAATGGAAGTTTACAATAATGATAACTTGGTTAATCCTGATGCTATTATTACTAATAAAGTAACATTACTTGAAATTTTAACCACATCTAAAATTAATAAAAAAGAGGTTAAAGACGAGGTAATTGAGGAATTTAAAAAATACGATAAAGATTTACGTATTTTAACTTATCGTATACTGTTAGAAAAATTCAACGATAAGTACGATGGTTTAAATGAAAAACAAAAAGCCGTACTAAAGCAATTCATTACTGAAGTAGATTCAACACCTAAACTAAAAGAATTTTATAATAACCAAATCAGCGAAATTAAAACTGAATTAAAAACATTAATTAAATCAGTTGATGATAAAGTTACAGTAATTAAATTAAATGAAATAGTAAATATTATTTCTGAATTATCTAAAGAATCTTCAATTAATAACGAGGATATAGTTAATCTTTTACAATATTATCAATTGATCGATGAAATTAGAACAGTTAGTAAATAAGATATTAAGTGAGGTAGAACCTACTCCTCGTAAGTTTACTGTTGAACCTGGAGAAGTTGACCCTGAAGCTCGTAGTGTTGTATCTAAAGTAACATATACTCCTAACTTTGAAAAACTTCTTAAAGATGCTTTGCAATTAGAGTCTACCTCTAGAGCAGTAATGTTACAAGCTGAAGAAGATCAAGAATTTGAAGATATTTTTAAAGAAATACAATACATTAAAAATAGAATTAGAGGTCATCTCCGCAACAATTATCGTAAAGAATACGAAAAAATGAAAGGCAAATGAAAAAGAAACAACTTAAAGAAATTATAAGAAAAGTTGTTACTGAAATATCTGCCACTGGAGGCGGAGTAGCAGGAGCAGGTATGTCTACTGGAGCTGGAGAGCAATATGCTACTCCATTTGCTTTTAACCCTAATAAAAAAGCTAAAGGTACTTCCCGTAATTACTACTTAAAGATGGGTTGGAAACCTGTTAATAAGGAACAGATGAGAAAACAGGCCAAAGGTATGGAATATAAAGACTTGTGGAAATAATACATATTTATAACATATGAATAACAAACGCTACCTAAAAGTAAAAATGCTAAACCTCCAACAAGAGGTACAAGCACTTTTATCTAAAGGTGAAAATTTAGGACCTGGTGTTTTTGACGCTATTGCAGACGATATAGAAAAGTTAACAACTCAAATTATTGACTTACGTAAAAAATCTCAACCTACAACAGCAGCTGATACTGAATCTCCTGAAGCTGAAGTTAAAGAATCTACCCCTCTTAGCTTAGAAGGTTTATATAAAGAAATTAAAGCTATACCAGGTAGTACGGGATTAGGGAATAAAGATAATGAAGATGTAGAAATGTATTATTTTGTAGATGAAGATGGTAATGTTAATAAATTAGGTAAATTAAATCCTGATGAACTTAAAAAAGCCGAAGCTGAATTACAAAATGATGGATTTATAATGTCTGAAGAAGATTTTAGAGAATTAAATAATATAGAATAAAATGAGACAACAAACTCTACAAGAACAATACAATTTAATAGTTGAAGGAAAAGGTAATGCAACTGCTTTTCATAAGCAAGCATTAAAACAATTCCCTCATTTATTTACTGCTCAATCTTCATTTGACCAAGTAGTAAATGTATTAAAACAAAAATCAATCATCAGCGAAATGGTAGCTCAAGGATTAGTATCTAATTCAAGTGGACCTAATTTCTTTGAAATCTTCAACACTAATATGGCTAAATTGAATGAGGAAGCTAAAGCTGAAGAAAAGAAACCAACTAAAGATGTAACTGATTTAGAAACTAAAGGATTTGATTATAAAAATAAGAAAAATATTGATAACCAAAGTGGTGCTGAATTCTTATTAGGATTTTATGTTGAGTCAAGAAACGCTAAAAACGTTGATAAAACAGTAGAAGAAATTAGAGATATCGTAGTTAAAAACTTAGCTAAAGACCAATTACACTATGTTAAATCAGGTCAATTTGGTGTTGAAGGTTTAGGCTATACTGAGGAAGCTCCAGGCTTAGGTAAAACTAAAGAAGTAAAAGGCAAATATGCCTCTTCGGGAATGGAACCAGTTAAATTAAAAGAATCATACGGTAATGAAATTGATGTTCCTACTCCCTCTATGTTACTCCAAATGGATAAAGAAAGGCTTGGGAAAGTTATAGATAAAATGGATAATAATGATATGCAAGCCTTTAAACGCAAATTTGACCAGGCCGAAGTATCTATTAAAAATGCTCTTAAAGCTAAATTAGAATCATTTGGCCTTGATAAAGCATTTAATTTAGGCGAATCTAAAGACACTTTAGTTAAAGAAATCTTAAAACGATTAACCGGAAAATAATGAGTAAAACCCTCCTTATAGAAACCATTACCTTTGTGCCTCAACCTGTTAAACTAACAGAAGGGTTAAAGTCCAAATCCGGCAACATGATTGTTGAAGGTATTTTGGCTACCCCTGAGGTAAAAAATGGAAATGGTCGCTATTATTCTAAAGATTTATGGGATCGGGAAATTAAAAAATACATGAACCTGATTAAAGACCGTCGTGCATGTGGTGAATTAGATCACCCCGAAACTCAAGTTATTAACTTAAAAAACGTATCTCACAACATTATTGATATCTGGTGGGATGGAGGTAACGTGATGGGCAAATTAGAAATACTACCTACCCCATCAGGTAATATTGTTAAAGCATTAATTGATTCAGGTATTTCCGTTGGTGTATCTTCTCGTGGTATGGGAAGTTTAAAACCAATGGGTGAAAATATGATGGAAGTACAAGATGATTTTGAATTATTGTGTTGGGACTTTGTATCAACTCCTTCTAATCCTGGTTCATATATGATGACTGTTGGATTAAACGAAAGTATACAACATAATCCTACTAAAAATTACTCTAGAGTAAATAATATAATTAGAGATATTTTATGCTCTAATGGAACTTGCCCCGTATTTTAACCCCCCCTTGGATAGTCTCCTTGGACCGACCCTCCCCTAAAAAGGAGGGTTTCTTTTTCTCGTGTTTTTAGAAATATCGATATACGTATACGGGACAATATGCTATCTCTATATAGCATCCTTATTAAAAAAATCACATTACGCTTCTCTAATAAGCGTACTTCCCAAACAAAAAAACTTATTATAAAAAAATTTTAGGAAAATGAACAATCGAGAATTATTCAAAGAAGCTATTGCTGATGCAAAAGCTGTCAAAGAAGCAGCTATTGCGAACGCAAAAGTTGCCCTTGAGGAAGCCTTCGCTCCATTTTTGAGAGAAAAGCTTACTCAAAAACTTTCAGAAATGGAAGAAGAAACCTATGAATCTAAAGACGAAATGTATGAAGACGAATATGGCGACTCTACAGACAAAGACTTTTTACAAAATGAAATGTCTTATGATGAAGAAACTATAGAAGCCCCAGTAGATGAGGTGGATATGATGGGCGACGAAACTATTGACGAACTTAACCTTGACGAATTGTTAGCTGAATTGGAATTAGAAGAAGAAGCATCTGAAGAAGTATCTGAAGAAGAATTAAACGAAGCTAAAGAAGACGAAGAGGAAAAGGAAGAAGAAGAAGAAGAAGACGAGGACGAAGAAATTGACATTACCGACGTTGAATCATTGAAAAAAATCATCGAAGATGAAATTGAAAAAATGATCGAATCAGGTGAATTGCAAGCTGGTCCTGAGTACGAAGGTGAAGAAGAAGAAATGATGGGTGATGAAGAAGAGATGATGGGTGACGAAGAAGTAGTAGATGGTGAGGAAATGATGGGTGATGAAGAAGAAATTGAAGAAGATTTTAGCATCGACGAATTGTTAGCTGAACTTAAGAAAAAAGGTAAAAAAGAAATGCCTAAAAAAGAAGAAGCTAAGAAAAAAGAAGATGATAAAGCTAAAAAAGAACTTGATGAAGCTGTTAAAGTAATCAAAGCTCTTAAAGGTGAACTTCAAGAAATGAAACTCTTCAACGCTAAATTGCTTTACACTAACAAAATCTTCAAAGCTCGTAGCTTAAACGAATCACAAAAAGTAAAAGTTTTATCAACTTTTGATAAAGCTACCACTATTAAAGAAGTAGAACTTGTATATGAAACTTTATCTAGTTCTTTCTCAACTGCTAAGAAACAAGTAGTTAAAGAATCATTAGGATTTGCTTCTAAACCTACTGGAGTGTCTCAACACCAACAAAAACAAATGATTGTTGAAGAAGATGCAATGGTAACAAGATTTAAAAAATTAGCAGGATTAATTTAAATAAAACAAAAACCTTAAAACAAACAACAAATAAAAAATGGAATTACAATCTTTATTGGAAAGCGCCTCTCCTTATAAGGCAGTCCAAAACGATGCAGCTCGTTTAGCTAACAAATGGTCTAAGACCGGCCTTTTAGAAGGTATTAGCTCTGATCACGAGAAAAACAACATGTCTATGATTCTTGAAAACCAAGCTAAACAGTTGGTTAACGAATCATCTCTTTCTGGCGCAGGTGTAGCTGGAGGTTCATTTACAACAGGTGCTGGTGAACAGTGGGCTGGTGTGGCTTTGCCTTTGGTTCGTAAGGTGTTCGGTCAGATCGCTTCTAAAGAATTAGTAAGCGTTCAACCTATGAACTTGCCTTCAGGTCTTGTATTCTACTTGGATTTCCAATACGGTACTACTAAGACTCCTTTCACCGCTGGTCAATCTATGTACGGTGACAGTGGATCTGCTCTTCCTTTCGGTAACACTAATACTGGTGGTACTTACGGGGCTGGCCGTTTCGGTTACTCTATTAACAATACTGGATCAGTAATGTCTGCAACTGTAACTGCTTCTGGTAGTGGTATGAGTTGGGCTGACTTCCGCTTTGATGATAATTTTAGTTCATCATTTGCTGGTTATGCTAAGTTGCAAGTTACCTTGCCTTCAACTACTGACTTCACTGCTGCTCGTGCTTTCACTATTGCCTCTGGTTCAACTTTGTTAGTATCTAACAACGTACCTGCTTTCACAACTGATAACGGTACTAGTACAGTTACTTTCATTGTTCCTACTTCTTCAATAGCTAACAACATTAACTTAACCCACACTAACTGTTCTGTATCTTACAGTTTAGCTCCTGCTGATAACAAGCGTGGTGATTTCGAAGATGGTAACACTGCTTTGAACGCTGGTAACAGCTCTATTTCAATTCCTGAAATCAACGTACAA